TTAATTAATTCTTGTGATGGTGGTGGTATGTTAGCAGTTAACAATGCACCGTCTTTTTGTTTAGTCATTCCAAGAACTGGGTCATATTTAAAATATAATTTATCGTATGCACTCAGTGCATCTTTAGCTTCTGCTCTAGTTTCTTTTTTAACTGCAAGTTTTGTAGCAGCAGTATCTTTTTTTAATTTTTGTACGGCAGCTATTTGTGTTGCAGCATCTGTAGATACATCTTTTAATACTCTACTAGCTACATCAAAACCTGATTCCCCCATTTGTCTTTGCCCCATAATACCTATACCTGCCCTTATTAGAGCAGCATTTTGTATAGCTTTTAGCATAGACTCAGTATCTCCTGCTGTAGTAGGAGCAAGAAGTTCTCCGATGCCTGATGCTAAATCTTTTTCTTCTTTATCTATAGCCATTAAAACATTCCTCCTTGTCTTCTGTATCTTTCATATGGGTCTTCGTCATCAAACATTAATCCTCTAGTTGCTGTTGGAGTATCAGTTATAGTTGGAGCTTTAGGTTTATCCTGTTGAAATGCACTTAATAAAGTTATCAAGGTATTAGGTGACATTCCTTTGGTAGCTTCTGATACAGCTTCAACTGCTTCTTTACCTTTAAATTTACCTGTAGATAAATCATATGTGTCTTGTAGATTCGCTCTCATAGTAGCCATTGGGTCAGGTGCAGCAACAGTTCCTTGTGTAATGTCTATTGGTCTTACACCTGTAAGTGCATCAAAAAATCCAATAGGTTGTCCATCAGGTCCTATCTGTCCCATGATTGGTTTAGCTTGTTGTGCATCAACTTGTCTTTGCATTTGTGCTTGCACTTCAGGACGCATACCCATTAGTCCACTAGTATATTGTTCTACTTCTCCAGTTACTGGGTTAGTATATATTTTATCTAACCTTTCTTTTTCTTCATCTGATTTAAAAAGATTCCAGTTCGCTATTTCGTTAAATAATCCTAACATGTTATCTCCTAATCAAATAAACTAGCTATTGATAATGCTGCTGCTACAGGTAAAGCATATGGTGTAGATGCCATTGCAGCAGAACCAGTTAATCCACCACCTAATGCACTGTAAGTTCCAACACCAAGTAAACCTGCACCTACTGCTTGTTGCATAAATGATGGGTCTCCACCTTGCTGAGATGATGTTGTTGTTCCAGGCAATATACTTCCAAGAGTTATACCAGAGTAATCTCTTAATGCTTGCATAGGTGCTTGTTGCCCAAACTCAAACCTAGCACGTGCTTCATCTATAGCTTGTTGTTGTCTTGCTTGTTCTGCCATTCCTACTTGACCTAATGTCTGAGCAGGAGCTAACCCCATTTGCATAACAGATGGTGCTAAACTAATTGCTCTTTGTTGAGCATCAACAGCATCTTGATATGCTTTAGAATACATTTGAGAACTAATATCACCTGCCTTTTGCAAGTAGTCTGATATTACACCTTGTTCAAGTATAGCTTGTCTTGTGCCACCTAGCTGTCCTGCTTGGGTAGCGCCACGTCTTGCTTGTTGTAATAGTCCTTGTGCCTGTCCATATACTGGTCTTAGCGCAGCTTCTGTTGCACCTGCAAGATATGGATTTTGTGATAACATTTGTGGTTGCATTAATCCAAATTGATTTGCTAACGCAGCTTGTTGAGCCATAACTTGTTGGCTACCTAATGCTTGTTGAGCAATCATTGCTTCTGCTTGTTCAGTCTTTTGACTTGGACTTGCATATGTTTGTCCAGGGAAAAACTGCATTGGACCTTGTTGATATAGTCTTTGTGATTCTCCATATATATCAGTTAGATAGGGTTGTTGCCCTATCCATGGGTCGGCTTTTTGTACAGTTTGGGTTGTACCTCCACCACCTTTACTCATAAATGTTCTCCTAATGTATTGTTGTGAGTTCTTTTCCAACTATCGAATATGTTTGTTCATATCCAAAGTTTTTTAATTTTTTAATAAATCCTTTTCTGCATACTGTTTCCATGGCATCACAGTCTTGTTCTGTTGACCATTCTTCTAGTACATCTAATACCTGTGCTACCCACTCATCCATTCCATCTCCACCTAATGTAACAATACGGCAGACTTTCTTCTGTGGATAATTTATTATTTGTGTAGTAACTACAGCTTTAATTTCTTTCCCGTTGTCTTCATCAAATACAACCCATAGTTGCATCTCTGCATCTTTTAAAAAATAATAGATGTCATGTTCATTCATTTCTTCTTGCGCTTTATTTATACCCATCACTACATATTTTTCACATTCACCCCATACATCATCAATGTATCGAGCAGGTATTCCTGAAACGTATATCATTTATTTCTCCTATTGACTTACTTGTATAATACTTATTGTAGCTGATGGAGTAGCAGGTGCAAATGCTGTAGCTGCTAATGGGTCTATATCTATATCGGTGTCATCTGCTGCCATCATTGCTTGTAGATAATCACCTGCAGTTATGTCAAATATCCCTGCTTTAGATAGTGTTCTTCTATGGTCATTAGTTGCAAGTGTATGTGCTATTCCTGCTCCTGTTATATCTGTACCATTTATTCTTGGGAAAAACCATATATCTTTGTTGTTACCACTTTGCGAATGTAACAATGCAGAGAAGTTTACATAGTATTTACCACTACGACTAAATTCTATCTTAGATGTATCAACTCCATTAATTGTAATTCCTTGTGAATATACTAATGTATTCCAAGTTATAGCTTGTGCTGTATCTTCAGTAGCTATATTCTGTGCTGTTGTATCGGCAATCTGTGCAAAATCACCTGCACCACTACCACCTGCAAATGCTCTCCATACAGTGCCATCATAGTAATATAGGTTTTCACCTTGTCCTGGATTCCAGTTAGTACCATCAGCATAAGCAATATCACCTTGCTTTACTCTACTAGGTTCAACATTCTTTTCTTCTATAAATGCTATAGGGTTTTCTTGTAATGCCCCCTGTAGCTTAGTCAGTTCTTCAAAGATATATCTAGGTAAATCTTCTGAGTTAGCAGGTACAGGATTAGGTACATACTTAGGAGCTTGTGCCATTATCTTTCCCCTATAACTTCATACTCTAAATCATAGCCATTAAGTTCAAATGGACTGTTATCTGTGTGTTGAAATCTTACTGCGATGTATTTACCTGTCGACCTGCAATCTACTTTATTATTAAGTGTTGGGTCAAAGTTTTGTCCTGTTGTATAAGTATATGTTCCATTAGGTGACATAGAACTTCCAACTGATATAACCACTTGTCCTGACCCTGCTACTTTAGGTGTTAGTTTTCTTACTTGTTTAACAGTATTGGTATTACCATCTAAGGTTAACCCTTTTCTTTCTAGTGTCGATATGTAGTTTTCACCATCGAACTGTCTGCCAAAATCACCACGATACAATTTAGTATCAGATGTTCCTGCCATCAGTATACTTCTTTCTGTAGGATTATAGGTTCTTTCTCCCCATACCCCACTATAATCTGTCCATGTATCTGTCTGTGTATTCCAAGTTATAGATGTAGAACCAGGGTCTACAATTCCATTACCAATATGATATATGTCAGGCAAATCACGAAAAGTAAATGAGTTATTAACATAGTTATAAATTAATGCTTTGTTACAATATTGCGACCCTACGGTAGGATAGCATACCCACATTTCTGTTTGTTGTACGTTATGTGCAACAAAAGTGAGATTATAGTATGCATCATTTATGTTATCAAATAATTCTTTTTTAACTAAATCAGTAGCTACAGATTGTTTTCTTACTCCATCATGTACTACTAAATCTCCTTGAGTAACTACAAAATGTTTACCATCAAACTCAGCTACACAATTTCTACTTAATACACCTGTATCGTTAAATAACTTTTGAAAACTAAATACTAAATTACCACCAATGTAGTTAGCTAACCATGTAGAGTTTTCTTTGTATATTACAAATGATTGTTTAAGTGCTAGACCATCAACAATAAAATCTGACTCATCACCTATAGTAACTTCCCCTGCGTCATTGGTTGCAGACGGAGACCACGATGATGGGTAACTAAAGTTTTCTGCTGCATCACCCCATTTAACTTTGTTAGGAAATTCTGTACTAGATGTTGTTATTCCTAATGCCATTAAATAATTACCAAATGATTTAATAGTTTTACATATGTCTGCTGCATCCCAATTAGGTAAATCTACAAAATTAGTAGCCCCTACGTTAGGTAATGCTTGTGGTTTATCTACACCATTACAAAAAACAGGAAGACCATTATATACAGTTCCTGTCCAATTACCTAATGTAACTAGATTAGTGGCATAATCGCCACCTGAAGTCCTTGTAACGTCTGTATGAGTAGTACCATCAGTTCTATAAATCTTTGCTGTGCCTGGATAAAACCAATATGATGCTGTTCCAGTAGACCAGTTAAGTACAAAGTATGGAGCTACTGTAGGTGTGCCAAATACCGCATCATGTCCTTTAATTTTCTTTCCTGCATTATCAGTAAATCTTATATTACTTGCATGTGAATAAAACTCAGGTGGAAGTACAGTATTGTTTGTATCTTTTATCATGCCCTTTGGAGCAGGTGCTACAAATGTAGGCATTAGACTGTACGTTTCCACATATATACTACGATATATGGTTGTAAGTTGTTGTGGGCATTTCCACCACCAGTACTATCGGTGTTTATATTGTTGCCTAAAGTTCTGCCATCACCACCTGTTACATCCAAATCGTTTGCATTAGGTGCAGGAAGAATACCTGATGGTTGGTTGTGGTTATGCGATGGCATTTCAGAAATGGTCAATGTATGAGTTTTAGCACCACCTGTTTCTCCTGCTGTATCAAATTCTGTTTGTCCTGCATCTATACCTACTGGAACACGACCTGCACCAAATGCTACCCATGTACCAAAACCTAATAAAGTTGCAGGATTAGTGCTATCACTTGCGTTCATGTAAATAGAACCAACAGGATATATGTTTGCTAGTGTAGCTATTGTATTACCACCTACTGTTCCTGACCCAACTGACAATGCACCTGTAGCAGTAATATTTCTAATACCTGTTACATCTTTACTTGCATCTACAGTTAGTGCTTTTGATGCTTCTGCTGTACCAAGTGTTGCTACATCTACATAGTTAAGTTCTGTAGTATTTGCCGTAACACCATCAAGTAAATTTAATTCTGTATGTGTTGCTGTCATTGCCCCTGTTATGTTAGGGAATGTATTTTTTATTGTTGATTTGATAAGTCTTATGTGGTCATCACCTTGAGCAACAGAATCAGTTGCCCCTGGGTTTGAGGTATTAAGACTATCTATATATGTTCCTGTTTCTAATCCCATTCATTATTCTCCTATCAATGCATTTACTTCTGCATCTGTTAATCCTAAGTCTTTTAGTTTTTGTCTGCCATTTGCTTTGTCGGTTTCTTTTTGTGCTAACTTATTTTCTACTGACTGTGTAAACTCTATATCTTTTGTCATTTGAGATTCTCTAGCAGTTACTTCTTCTGCTGTCATTTCTATATATTGACCATCTACATATTTTTTCATTAGCTTTTCACTCCAAATAAAACATAAGAACTGCCTGATGCAATATCCCCTGAATCAAATAATACTGTTAATCCTTGATTATCTTCTGCAACACTAGCTATTGCTCCACCTGTTAGAAATGCACAATTACCTGCTGTAGATATATTAGTTCCTTGAAATAAGAAAGTTGTCTTTTTATCTGATGCTCTTATTTCACTAAATTCATGTTTATAGTAAGCATATTCTCCTGTGGCATTACCTGATGAACTTACAGGATATACAGAAGAAGTTGTGCTATCTGAAAAATCTACACCAGAGCCACGATAAACTTGTGAGCCATAATCACTAACTGTTGTTAATAAACTTCCTGTATTATCATTTACTCTTAAAATAACCCTAGCACCATCTGTTTTAGGTTGTAATCTTGAATAGAGAACATATGTTTTGTAAGTTGTTGTAATAACAGATGTACTAAAAGCAATAGAAGATACATCTGAACTTAAAGTTTCACCTGCTAATCTAACAAAGTTTGGTTCAGAAACATCAGATGTAAGAGCCATTGTGCCTGTAGATGCAGGTAAAGTAAGAGTATTAGTTCCTGCTACAGCAGGTGCTGAGATTGTTATTTCACCTGAAGTATCACCTGTTAGTTTTATACTTGCCATTAATCTGCTTCCTCTATGGTTTTGTTGGGAAAGTTACAGCATTTACTTTTTCTACTGTGTCCAATCCATTTGTTAAATCTCTTAATGATTGTCTATATGTTTCCATATCAGATGACATAGTCACATCAGATAATGCTAAATAATCTGTTTCTGCTAATAGTTTATTTCTTTTTCTTCTTAAATCTTCTAATGCCATATCTAACTCTACTGCACCTAGTTGTGCATTAATATCAGATGTAGAAATAGGAGTTGTACCCTCTAGCCATGTTATTTGATTTATATCATCTGCATTGACTGAAAATTTTGCATTAGGATTTATTTTTAATATTGCTCTATCTATCACCCTGCTATCTCCATGACTGTTATTGTTGATGTTGCACCTACAGCACTGTTTAAACCTCTTCTATTTACAAAAACAGTTCCCTCGGTAGTCTGTATTTGCATTTTGTAAGTTGTAGAAGCAGTTGTTGATGGACTATCTAAAAAATTAATTGGCATATGTAGTAATGCTCTATCAAAGTCAGAAAATGCTTCTGTGTCTTGAAATACTGTTAAGTTTAGACTTGAAGCTCCTGTGCTTGTGCAAATATTTGTTGAGCCACGAACTAAATTGTAATAAGAAAGTTTATCTGCTGAATGACTGCCGACTACCATTCCTGTTACTAATATTTTATTAGATGTCGAGCTAGGTGTAATACTAACTGATAGACCTGTTATATCAGTCATAGATGTAGAGGTCGTAGAAAAAGCATCAGTCTTTGTTGTTGACACAACCTGTATAATTGCACCACTAAAATCAGGTGTTAATACATCTGTATTGCTAGCCCTTGTACCATGTAAAGTGAGTGCCATTAATTATTCTCCTACCAACGCATTAATCTGTGCATCTGTTAATCCTAATTCTTTTAGCTTTGCTTTGCCTGATGCTTTGTCAGTTTCCTTTTGTGCTAACTCATCTATACGAGCTTGGTCAGATGCTTTTTCTTCATCTGTTCTAAAGTCAAATGTTTCTGTTGTGCCATCAGAATTTATTTTATTATGATTATTGTTAATG